TCGGCTGTCGAAAGATCGAGTTTGCTTGTCAGGATGGGATCAGCCATTGAATACTCCATGTGCTGGGTAGAGAAATAAAGGAAACGAAATCAATTGTCAATTCCGAACAGCTCAACCATCGCATTTCGCGATTTACGTTTTGAGGTTTTTCTTGACGGCTTAACCATCGACCGAACGACCGGATCATTCGAAAGCAGGTCAAGCATCACATCGCGAATTTCTCGCTTGAGGCGATACGCCTTTTCCTCGTCGTCGTCATCATCCTCTTCGAGTTCATCCTCTTCGAGTTCATCCTCGTCGTCGTCATGATCGGGTTCGTGTTCTTTGTCCTCGTCGTCGTCGTGCGGACCTTCCCTATCCTCGTCCTCGTCGTCGTCGCCGAACGCCATTTCCTCGTCCTCGTCGTCGCCGTATCCGTCATCCTCATCTTCGACGGGTGCCATCTTGGCATAGGTTACGACATAGCTGTCCTCATTTTCTTCGACGTTCAAAATGTGTTTCGTGACTGCACCGAGGCCGCGAATCGCGAGGGCTTCGGCGTTCGCCGGAATCGGGACAGCTGAAATTTCCAATAGACGAGGTGATGACATGAGTGCTCCTTTTTCGCCATAGGCGGGATGATCTTTGGGGAGGCTTCGACGAGGCACACTCTCCCCGGGTTGAAAGCCGACGGATACCGCGCTGAGGTAACCCTCGCGAAACTGCCGAGCGACCGTTTGGCCGAGCTTGTTATCGGGATTGTCGTCCCACTGGATTTCGGCGATCAGGTTTCCGGTTCGATTATCGATTTCCAAACCGACAGTTTTTCCCACGGGTGGCAAATCGTAATTGTGGCCAAACTGAACCACGGGATTTTTTTTGTAGTTTTCGAGATCGGCGTTCTTGTCCCAGACTACGATGTCGGAATATCGATCTGGGTTTCCTGTGCTGGCGACCACCTTGGTGGTGCTGCCCTTGGTTTTTGCTTTCGTCGAGAATGTTCTTTCAATCTTCATCTTCAAACTCGGGAACGAATGTGCAGCGACAATTGATATTCATCGCTGCGGTGAGTTTTGGTGGTCCTTCGAAATTACCGGGCGCCTTGGCCTTAACCCCGCCAGCGTACCAAAAACCATCATTTTCTCGGAGTTTCTTGTGCAGTCCAGCGTGCTCATCCCTCGCTCCTGGTTGCGCTAACCATCGAAACGAAACATCGAGATCGGCACCTTCAGCGGCCATTTCCCACGACATAACGCCTCCGGCGTTTACCGCTCTTGTGGCTTCGGTTCGAGCGATTCTCAAAGCCCTTTCGGAGTCGAACGCGAAGCTGGTCCCGAGAGCTGCCTGAAGCTGGTTCACACTCATTCCCTCAGCGAGCCCATTTCGAATGGTGACATTGATCGACGTTCGTGTTTGAGATTCGATGTCAGTGATGAATCGACCGAGATCTTGATCGACAAGATCATCGATCCGTTGATCTGGAAACGAAAAATTCTCGGCTAACTCGTCGGGCATTGAATCGGCCGCGGCGCGAATGGCGTTTTTGTACGCTTCAGAAAACGCTGGCCTCATGTTTCGATCAACAAAAACACCTTCAGACTCAAGATCGAGCAATTCATCAAGCCACGGTTCATCGGTGTTTTTTGTTACGATGTCACCGTTTGAAATCGTTTTCGCGTATTGAGACAAAACGTCCGGAAGGCGTTGGGAGATTCGTTTTCGATAGCCGTCGAAATACGATTCGATCGATTCGCGAATTTCATCCTCGGCGGGTTTTTGAACCTTCTCAACAAAGTTTTTCCAAACACCTTCATCGATTGTTTGTTGTCGAAGCTGTTTTTGATCTTCTCGTTCCATTTGCCCGACGAGCTTGTTCGACCAGCTCACAGCCGGATCGCCACCCCACAATGCCCACGCGACCCGACCGGGCGATGGAAAACCATCCTCGCCGGGATTGAATCCCTCTCCTGATTTGTCGGTTTCATGACGAGCCAACCACGCCCTCATTTTCACCGCTTTTTCCGGTGATATCTTTTCGCCTTGTGACATGCGACGAGCCCACGCGACCGTTTCCGGTTTCAACCCATCGCCTGAGTGGCCCTCTTCGTGCCACTTCAATCCTTTTTTCAATTCCGATTTGACGCCTTCGGGAACACTGAAATCAATCGATTCGTATTTTTTCAGCTCGATTCGTTCATGATTTTTTTTTTCGTCGACCGATTTTTTCGACGACATCGGATGTTCACTGGGTAGAAGATCCGTGTCGTGCTTTCCTGATCTGAATTTCTCGTTTTTCAACGCGTACAAATACGAATTCACTCGAGCATACGCCCATTGCTCGGGTGATGAAACTGACGGTCGAACGCTTCCCGGGTTCGTGTTGTATGCTCCGACCCCGCGTTTGAAGACTACACCGAGGGTTCGAGCGGTGGTTCGCTTCCAATCCGACATCCCTTTTTCGTCGACTTGTTCATTGTGCTCTTTGGCCTTGTTTTTCAATCCCTCTCGAACGGCCTGTGATAGCCCTGTGAGCGATTTCGATTCGTCATCTGTGTCTTGTGTGTCGTCTACCGGAGAAGCGCCATCCACGATCGACTGAGCTTGTTCCTCGGATACGGTTGGAAAAGCGACTTGAATCAACGTCACAGCTGCATCGGGAGACAGTGAACCCATCGCGACCTGCTCGAGAATGGTCAACATACTCGCGACCTGAGCACCGTTCAACGCTGTCGCCGCGAGCGGTTCGCTTGTTTCCTTGCTTGGCTGTTCCGGTGTCGATGTTTGATCTGGTTCGTCGTCGATCGGTTTCTCGTCGTTTGTCGTTGTTAGGTCTTGTTCACTTGTGATCGGCAGATCTTCGAACCCTTCATAAGCTGCCGCCACATTCAAAGGAACACCGGTCATAGTCCAATCGAGAACCCGTTTCACACGATCGGTTCGACTTTCTTGAAGGACCTCAACATTGGAAAAATCATGTTCGACCACGATGTCGTCGTCGCCGTACATTCGACCCAATCGAGTCAATTCCGAATCGATCAAAGCCGCTCTTCCGGCCAACCCCTCCCAGTAGAGGGCCATTTGAGATCGAGCGGTGGCGTAGTTTTGAGATTCGATTCCGAGTCTCACGGGCACCACCCCGAAGGCTGCCATCGTTGCCGACCGTGTATAATCTCGAACCGCGGAAAACTCGAGTTCCCGAGGACTGAAAGCGAGCTTTTGGAAATTAGCTTGACCGCCCATAATCAAAACACCCGACCCGCCTTTTCTCATTTGAGATTCATAAGCTTGTCGAAGGGTGTCGATTTGTCGTTTGTTCCACAAGTCGCCGGATTCGCTGGGTGACAAAATCCCCGTCGGTTGACCTGTCGCGGCTGTTCTGGCTGCAAGCTCCGACTGTGCTTTTTCCGTCATCAAATCATGATGGAGCGGTTGAACAGATCCGACCCCCCACAATGAAGTCGGATCGTCGGACCAACTCGGAGATCGAACATGAAGGACCTGTTCATAGTCATAGTGAGCCGGTGACGAGCCGCCTTCATAGATGTATTGATCCGGCTGTCCGTCTTGAAGGGGGCTCACGGTGACGCGTGACGGATGAAGCCGAAGGAGGCTCATCGGCTCATTGTTTCCGGCGACCAAAATGTAACAATTTCCGACGAGAACCATGTCCGTGTAGATTTGTCTGCGAAACTGTGCTCCGGATATTCTCGATGAAGGTTGTCGCAACAATTCGAGAATCGGGTGATCGTCGAGCTGTTCCGCTTTTTTTCCTCTACCTCGTGTCACCTTGATCGGAACCTGACTCAAATCCGTCGAAATAGCCGTCACACAAGCATAGGGAAAAGGGAAGGCGGCAAGCACCGACAGCGATGTCTTGGGATCATACTGAGAACGAAAGCCGTGGTTCGAAACATAGTCGGCTCCCGCGTCGTGATCGATTTTCCCGCTCGGTTCCACGGACACCAAACCGACCGCTTTGAGCAGTCTCGCGAATGGTCCGTCGATGATCTTCAATTCACTCATGGCCTCACCCTACCTTTTTTTGTCGTTTTCGTCATCCCACGTTCATCACTCCACTTCGAGCGAGTCGCGTGCAAACATATCGCACCGCGTCCAATAGGTGATCCGATTGGGCCGGTTTCGGTCGATCTCTATTTTCGCCGGTGCCTCGATTGTCCCAAATATAGCTTTCAATTTCTCGAATGAAGTTTCGACAATGATCGAACACGAAAAACGCCGGTCGCTCGCTGGCATCCGGCAACAATCGCTCCGCGAGGTGATTGATCCCTTCACGAACGGAGTTCGGCCCTTTGCGAGCTGGAACGTTTGCGATGCCGTGATCTCTTGACAGGGCAAGCCTCGCGCCTCGATCTTCGGGGTCGCAAACAATCCACTGCGGCTCCCCATGTTTGTCGATCAAACGTTGTATTTCGACCGCGTGCTGGTTTACGGTGGCCTGTGCTCGATAGTATTCATCCACGACAAAAACGCGATCATCGTCATCGACGACACAAACAACCACTGCCGTGGGGGCTCTTGTTCCCCAATCGATGCCAAAATAGACCGGCCACGATGGATCGACTTCGAACGCTGGAATCGTGTTTCGTTGTCTTTGCCAATCTTGATAGACACGGCCCTCGAGGGTCGTCCATTCGCCTCTGGCTCGCGCTGCTCGTTCATGTGTTCCATACTGTCGCAGAAGTCGCTCAAGCGCGCCAGACGGCAAGTGTGGATTGTCGATTCCGTGTATGTAGTGAACCCGAGCATCGGCGGGTGGTTCGGCTATCCATCGATCGTAGAGCCACGTCATCCCTCGAAGAGGTGTCATCGAAAAAATCATTTTTCCGTTTCGATCGACGAGTCGCATCAATGCCTCGTTGACCACCGCTTGATCGTTCGGTTCCTCGTCGAACCAACACAAATCGACCGAGCTTCCCTGAAACCCATCGCGACCTTGATCGACCGACTTGAACAAACATCGACCGCCGTTTGACAGTCGAACCTCAGCTTGTCCAAATCCGAATTGATTTCGCCACTTCGCATCGGGTGGAAGATATTTCGCGATGGCTGGCCTCAAGTATTCACGCGAATCGCCTGAATCCAAAGCTACCGCCCAAACCGTTCCCGCTCGATTCGGTATCATTCGAGGATCGATGTCGTTGTTTTTGCACCACTGGCGAACCGCTGGATGACCTCGCCCCATAAGGTGAGCACAAACGTATTGAGCGCAGCCTTCAGTTTTGCCCGATCTATTGCCCCCACAAATAATGGTCACCAGCTCGCCGACATTTTGAAACGCTGCTCTTTGCGATGTCTTGGGTTTTTCTCGATGCCATAATCGAGCGAAGGCCAGCGGGTGGTGATTCGTGAGAATCGTCAAGTTTTCGATGTCATCGTCGGCCAAAATATCGAGAACATCGTTCATCGGTCGAGCCATTGTTTTTTGACTTCGAGCGCGATTCTCTGAACCATGAACGGAGGCACAGACATCCCCATCGCCCACTTCGCTTTCGTCGTCGACCACGAACCCCAATCCATATCGACGGGGAACGATGAGCAAGCTGTCCATTCGTTGACGTTCAAAAGTCTCGGTTTCGTGGGATGATAGGTCACGCCCGCAGCCGCCGCTAAGGTCGGACATGGCTTTCTCGATGCGATTCGAACGTGATTCCACATCGCACCATCTGGGTGGGCTTTGGCGAGCTGCTGGCCTTGCTTGACGTTTGACCAAAGCTTGTAGGCCCACGGTGTCAATCTCGTCTTGTCATGCGGGCACGGGTCAAGCTGATCGCAGGCTTCACCAAATGAAATCGGTTTTTCGTTGAAGTTGATTTTGATTTTCGGCAGATTGAGATCCTTTCGACGCGCCAAAAAAAACACGCGTTGACGCGCCTGTGGTACGCCCATGGTGGCCGCGTTCAAATTGAAGAGCTGCACATCGTAACCAGCGACATCGAACGCTCGAGCGATTTCCTTGACGTATCCTTTCGCTTTTCCTTTGATCATTCCGGTTACGTTTTCCGCGATCACGATCTTCGGCTTCAGCTTGGCCGCGAGCGCGATGAATTCGAAAAACAAATCATCGAGCCGTTGAAACGCTTGTCCTTCCGAAAACTTTTTGATTTTGCCCCAATCCTTGTCCCTGTTTCCCGCCGTCGAGAATGATGTGCATGGTGGCGAGCCGTCAAGAATATCGAGATCAAACAATTCATCGGGTAGATCCCGATCGATCATGTCGCGAATCGAACACACAAAACCATGCTTCGGTCGATGGTTTCGCTTGTAAATATCAAACACTTTCGGATCGATTTCGTTGCATCCGACGACATCGAACCCAGCGAGCTTGTATCCCATAGTGGAACCGCCAGCACAAGCGAAACA